CGCTGATTTCGTCAATGGGGTCGGGGGGGTTGTTCCCCCCAACTACCGCGCGTGGGTTCATGTCGTTCACGTCAGGCTCCCTTCAAATTCTGGAATTTCATCGTCCAAGTCGTGGTTCGTCTGTGCGAGGCTCTGCTTGCGGAAGTCCTTTGCGGCCTCAACGTGAGCGGCTTTCTCAGGGCTTTGCTTGCGCAGCCATGCCAAGTCAGCTTTGAACTTGTCGCTGGTCCAAATGCCTTTCAGGCGGTCTTCGCTGTCAGCGCCTTTGATTGCGGCAATCATCTGATCCGCCACAGCTTCGGGGTTAGGCGTGGCGGGCTGTGCTGGCTTAGATTGCTGTCGAGCCGGGGCGTTGTCCGTTACGCTCTGCGCGTCGTCGTCTACCTCTGCGGAAAGCCCTAGTGCGGCCTTGAGCGTGTAGCGTTGCAGGTACGTCACGGCGCTGCCGATAGCCTGAAAGCCGTTCTTATTGCCGGACTGGTCAGCACTGCCCATCAAGGTTGTTTCCTCAACGTGGCCTGCCCGATGCTGGATGATACAAATCACCTTTACCCCGCCTTGCCCCTGATCGGTGCGGAAGCGGTAGGAAAGACCATTCTTGGACAGGATCGGGTCAATGATCTTGGCGATGCCTGCCAGTGTCTCGTGCTTGTAGTGCGTCCGGCCTTTGCTGGACGTGAAGTCAACCGTTGAATCCTTGACGATTGGCGGGATTTCAGCGCGAGCTTGGGAAAGCGCGTCGGCAAACTGGCGCATAGCGTTCTGCCCGTCGATACGCTCTTTCATTGCAAGCATACGTTCCAGCTTGTCCAAGTCGCTGCTGGGGTCCATGGCGATCCGCTCAATCATATTGACCATGGGATCGGCGGGCAGGAAATGCTCTTGCGGTTCTGTCTTGGTTACGGCGTTCATGTCAAAATCCTCTCAGGGTGAACGGCATTTCGGTTGCGTTGAAGTGCGCAAGGTTGGCGATCCCCTTGGACATTACCGCACCGCCGATCAGGCCCGCTACGGATAGCGCCAGACCGCATACGAACATCGGCACGGTCAGCATCTTGCGCGGCTCGCTCTGCTGGCGCTGGACTTCGGGGGAGGGGTGGGATTGCGTGATCATTGCTTGCCCTCCGTTGCTGCGCGGTAGTTGCCTAAAGCGGTGTTGAGCGCGGCGGCTGTCGCTTCTGTGCGGCCCTTTGCGCCCCATTCATCCACGGCGTCTGCCAGTTCCTCCGCAGCAAGCAGCGCGGCTTCCATTGACGGGACGCGGGCGATGCGGCGGGCGTTGGCTTGCCCCTCCCCGGTTGCGGCGTCGACAGCCCTTCCCACCCATGTTCCGTCCTGTGTCGCGACTTCTCCGCTGTTAACTGTCTTGGACCACGGCCCCGGCGTCCCCGCTTCACGATCCCGCTTAATATCCTCAATCATGCTCATTGCAGCGTCTCCCCGTGTACCTGCTCAATCCGGCAAACTGCCTGCGTTCCAAGCATTGCGAGTGCGCCATAGCCGGTGTAAAATAGCGTCAGGCCGTCTTCTTCGATGCTCAGGCCGATCATCGTCGCCTGCGTCTGCCCGTGGTCGGTTGCGTGTTCAAAGAAGGCTGTCACAATCGCGCCTTCTTCGTTCTCAGGATCGTTCCGCTCGTTCCATGCGTCTGTTACGTCGCATTCACTGTCTGCCAGCGGGGCTTGCTTGAGATACATCGGCGCGGGCTGTGATAGCGGCACCTGTGGGATAGGCTGGTGGAGGGTCATGACGTGGACTCCTCGGCTGTGATAGCGCGATCAAACAGCGCCATAATGTCGGCGTGGGTTGTGTCAGGGTGGTCGTTGAAGTCGTCCACATAATCGAACCCATTCGGCAGTGATGCTGTGAGGGCTTCATCAACTGTGGTGACCCCCTTAGACCCGGTAGCCCAAGCGCTTGCTCCAAGAGCGCAGGCCGGGCAGTCATCTGGGAACGTCTCGAAGTCGCGTAGATCGTAGCCAGAGAAGGCCGAGAAAAAGTGCTCCTTAGCCCATTTCTCAGGCGTCCCGATGCGGTCCTTCGCTTTGCGTAGAAGATCGGCTGTGTGATTACTCATTGCATTGCCTCCTGTGCGTGTTGCGCCGCGATCTGGCGGCATTCCTGCGCGGTCCCGGTGTGGCGTAGGTTGCCGGGGCCGGTGAGCGTCCATGCGCTGCCAAAGGGCGTGTCAGTCTCGGCGCTGTATCCGCCTGTAGCTGTCCACAGACCGTCGCCTTGGGCGGTCCAGCGGGGGGTCATTTGTCGCGCTCCGCAATCATGGCGTCGGCGTGGTTGTAAGCCTGCCGAACTGCGATCTCTTCACGAGTAACCCCGCCGCGATCACCAAACCAATTGGTCAGGTAATACTCAGAGGCTTGCCCTGTGCAGATTTCGCCATTGGCCAGCGCCTGCCCTGCGAAGTAGTCGCGGACTGAAAGCCCTTGGCCTTCACCGCTGACAAAACCGCCAGTAGTGAACCGCTTGCCGGGGTGTACGTAGTCGTCACGCTCAATGCTCATCGCGCCACCGCCTGCGCCGCACTAGGGGGCGTCTGCTCGTCGTCTACGGGGGCTGCGGGGAGGGGCATCCAGTGGGTGAAACGGTTGACCCCGGCTGGTTCGTGGAACGATGTCCGCCAACGCCCCGCAATGCTAAAAGACTTAGACCCATCGTCCCAATAAATGCAGGCAGGTTTCTGAAAGCCGGGTTTTGTATTACATGCCAAGAAAATGCTCCCATCCTTCGGCGCTGTCTTGATAGGTCGCCAGTTCATCGCGCCGCCTCCTGCGCACCGCCTTGCAGGGTGTCGTCGTCTACGCGGTGCCAGTCTGCTGTAGAAAGCGTGACGGTCCGCGCTTCGAGATTGCGGTGGTAGCGGTCAAAGGCGCGAAGCCCTGCGCGAGTAAGTGCGCAGAAGGTGGCGGGGTCGTTGGTGTCGAAGGTGAAGTGTTGCATTGCGTTCTCTCCTGATGCCTTGTGGCTGGCCGTTGTGGCCTGTGATTTGACCCTAGACTAACGGTTTAACTAACGCAAGACATAATTTCATATAATTACCGCTTGCTAGTTAAACTTGACCGCTATATACTGCCCACATGAGCAAAACTGAAAAGCTATTAGCCGCTAAAGTCGGCCCCGAATTTCACGCTGAAAGCCACGCAGCCGCAGCGGCGCTGGGTACTTGCGTGTCAAAGGAAATCAAGGCGCTGATGAAGCGACTTATTAGGAAGGCGGCAAAGCAAAATGGCCCATCTCAATAGCACAGCATCCGAGGCGCAGCGGTACGTTACTGCGTCAGTTCCTCCCTGCACCTGCCGTTGCCATGGCGGCGGGACAACTACCCCGGTGGCGTTTCCTGCCGTCACCGGGGGATTTTCAAGCAATGAGGTTTCCCAATGACAGTGCAGAGCTATCGTGAATACATCGCATCCCGCGCCGTGCAGGTTAGCCCATCGGGCATGACCCCGCTCGAAATGAGCCCCCATGCTAAGAAGCATCAACAGGTTGCGATTGAATACGCGCTCAATCTCGGCAAGGCCGCTATGTTCCTTGATACCGGGCTGGGCAAGTCCCTATCGGAATTGGAGTATGCGCGTCAGGTGGCGGAGGAAACCCGCAAGCCTGTCTTAATTCTGACCCCGCTTGCCGTTGCAGGTCAGATGATACGCGAGGGCCGCAAATTCGGCATCGACGCTCGCCAGATTAAGGAACAGTCCGAAGTCGGGCAGGGCATCATGGTTGCCAACTATGAGCGTTTGCCCAAGCTGGACCCATCCTGCTTTGGTGGGGTCGTGCTGGATGAAAGCAGTATCTTGAAGTCGTTTGCGGGGCGGACCCGTAACACGCTGATGGACGCTTTCAAAGACACGCCTTTCAAGCTGGCCGCGACCGCAACGCCAAGCCCAAATGACCATACCGAACTGGGCAATCATGCTGAATTTCTTGGCATCATGCGCCAGCAGGAAATGCTATCTCAGTGGTTCATCAATGACACGTCTACAGCTTCGCAGGATTGGCGCTTGAAGGGCCATGCGGTTGAGGCGTTCTGGTCGTGGGTCGCAAGCTGGTCGCGCTGCGCCACGTTGCCAAGCGACCTTGGCGGCGATGATACGGGCTATGTCTTGCCGGAAGTCGTGCGCAACATGCACGAAGTCGAGGCCGACCGCTCGCAGGACGTTGACCAAGGCATGTTGTTCCGCATCCCTGAAATGTCGGCAACGTCCTTTCACAAGGAAAAGAAGCTGACCATGCAGGCGCGGTGCGAACGTGCTGCCGAACTGGCAAACCACGGCGAGCCTGTGACGGTCTGGTGTGAGACAAACGAGGAAAGCGCACTTCTGGCAAAGCTGATTGACGGTGCCGTTGAGGTTCGTGGCGACCAGAAGCCGGAAGAAAAAGAGCGTCTTTTGATGGGCTTCGCGGACGGTGATTTTCGCGCCATGGTCACTAAGCCTAAGCTGGCCGGGTTTGGCGTCAATTGGCAGCACTGCGCCCATGCGGTTTTCGCGTCGATTAGCTTTTCATACGAGCAGCACTACCAAGCCGTTCGCCGTTCGCATCGGTTCGGCCAGCAGCAGCAAGTTGTGAACGATATCATCATTGCAGACACTGAGGCCGCTATCTGGCGGGCAGTGCATGGCAAGGCTGAGAAACATCAAGAAATGAAGCGCCGTATGGCTGAGGCCATGAAGTCGGCACAGTCACAAGCGGGGGTACGAGTTGCATACGACCGCCCGCTTGAACTGGCGTTTCCAAACTGGCTCGAAACAAAGGGAGCATAAGCATGAAACAAGCAGAATATCAAGGTGAAGGTTGGGCGCTGCACAATAGCGATTGTGTTGAGGGTATGTGGGCCATGCCGGAAAGCAGCGTTGATTGCGCTATTTTCTCGCCGCCGTTCGGTGATTTGTTCGTCTATTCGGACAGTGAGCGCGACCTTGGCAACGCTGGAACGGGCGAGGATTTCCTCGCTCAGTATAAATTCTTCGCAGAGGCTTTGACCCGCGTTATGCGGCCCGGTCGCATCATCTGTGTCCACTGCACTGACCTGCCAATGCGTAAGGGCAAGGACGGGGCAATCGGCCTGAAAGACTTCTCAGGCGACCTTATCCGCGCCCATACGGAGGCGGGAATGGTCTACCATGGCCGCGCCACCATCTGGAAAGATCCGGTGGTCGAGATGCAGCGCACCAAGGCGCTAGGGTTGCTTTACAAGACCATCCGCAAAGATAGCGCGATGAACCGGGTAGGGATGCCCGATTATATGCTGTTTTTCCGCAAAGACGCGCCGAACGATCAGGCGATCAAGCATTGCGCGCCCGGTGACATGAAAGAGGCAACCAAGATTGCCCGTGAGTGGCTGGAGGATCTGCGCCGCCAGAACCTATGCGCTGAGATCCCCGACGATGAACTTCTTTCTAAGCTGGTCGAGGAGGCGCAATTTGACGTGTACGAATGGCAGCACCTTGCCAGCCCCGTATGGATGGACATCAAGCAGGGCAACGTCCTTCGCAGCATCAAGGCGGTGAACGACGAAAAGCACGTCTGCCCGCTGCAGCTTGACGCGATCCGAAAGTGCCTGCGCCTGTACACAAAGCCCGGTGACGTTGTGATGGACCCGTTCAACGGCATCGGCTCGACGGGATATGAGGCGCTGCGCCAGTTCCGCCGCTACATCGGCTTTGAGTTGAAGCCGGAATACGCCGCGCAGGCTGGGAAAAACCTTTCAGACGCCGCCGCGCACGGTGTCGATATGTTTGCGGCGGAGTGACATGGATGACCAGAGAAACCACACATGCGCGTTTTGTGGCGAGTGGGGGGCTTTTGGCTATGGCCTCCCCGGCCCGCGCTCTGCGCGTGTTGAGACAGGCTATATTTGGGC